AACGCCACCCACTACAACTACCTCACCAATTTTGCACATCAAATCATGGCACTCAAGTGAATTGAGGCGACGACCTTTTGCGCCTTTAAAAGTGTTTACAGTAAAGTTAAATAAATCGACTAATGGTTCTGGCCCGGAAGCTCTTCCACCAAATGTTTTAAGTCGAGCTCCGGCAGGTCGGACGGTAGAGACGTCCCACTTAGGTATTTCGCCTGAATAGAGGTGGGCGATAAGCAAACGTAATGATTTTGCCCAGCCTTCTTTGGAGTCGTGTACTTGGATGGTTCCATTGTAATCAAACAAGTTTTCTGGCACTTCTGGCAGACGGTTAATGTACTTGGATTCAACTGAGAATCCAACACCAGTTCCGCAAAGCAAAATGAACATGGCTTCGTCAAAGCTCTTGGCATCATCCACTGGGAGATACGAGCAATTATAGATGCAAGTATTGTCACGATCGGCGCTCTTTCCTGCCGTCATCATGGCTCGCATGGAAGGCATTAAATCTAAGTTATGGATTGAATCAAAAATTTCTTTCTTTAATTCAGTATTGTCTTGAATTGCTGGTGTGCGGCTAAAAATATAATCTACAAAACGTTGTACTGTCTCTGGCCAAGTTTCTCTACGGTGTTTGTCGTCGATAAATCTGGCGTATCTGCTCATTCCAATATATTCTTGGTAGCTGTCCATTTCGTTATATTTTTTATTACTCATTTACTATTCTCCACACTGTCATTGCATTTTTATTTTTATCACCGCCCATTAAAAAGGCAGTGTTCTGTGGGCCATATCCCATTTCTTTTAATGCTTTTACCATTGTTAAAACTTCATCTGAAAATTTTGATGGGTATTTCCAATTGGGGTTACTGTGATTATTGAACTTTGGTTTAAATTTTTCAATCTTGCTTAATTCTAAATTTAACGCCGCTTCTTTACTTAAATAGCTTGCTGTTATGCTTACAATATCTTGCATTGTATAACCTAACGCAAACAATTCATTTAATCTTTCTTGGTGATTTTTCTTTCTATTAGAACCTCGGCACAGCCAAGCTCTTTCGTAACTACCCATTCCAATGTATAAAATCTCACCGGTTTCTGGGTCTGTGTGTTGATACACATAATATTGATCCATATCTTCTTTTATTGTTATTAGGTTGATGAAAAAGGGAGGCCACCGTTTCGATGGACACTCCCCGATACTACGTACTACTGAAAGGAACTACTTATACTGCGAAATCTGTTGCTGCTGTTGCTGCCACGCCGCCTAAGCGATCGCCATCTTCTAGCTTCTGTACGTTGTTCAAGCCAAAGCCAATGCCTTTAGCACCGGATACATCGTATGGGTACATATCAATAGATACTCGACCATAGCATCCGCTATACAACTCACTTGGATCTAAAATGGGATTTACTTCTGCGTCAACTACACCGGGCTTGCGGTCTAGGTTTGCGTAAGCATTAAAGAAATAGTGGCCCGCAAATTCAGACTCTTCTTTCTCTACGTCTCCATCACGTAAGCCGCCTTTGAGGAGCTTAGGAACAGAACCGCCGAAGTAAGCTGCGTTAGATTGCTTGGCTTCTTCGAGTGCTTTATTAAAGCGTGCTACACCTTCTTTATCTGATTTTGGAATGAGTACCATCATCGAATACTTGAGTGTGCCGTTTAGTGTTTCAGCTGGTTCAAATACGTTAACAAAAGAAAAGCGAACCTTGTTGGTAACATGTTTAACGCGTACTGGTTTTGCAGCCATAATAATTTAATCCTTGTATCTTTTTAGACTAGACTTCAATCGGGGCTAGTCTGTCTACCCGTACACATATTAATGCAAAAACCAAAGCCTAATTATTTCACGATGTGAGAAACTAAGCGTCGTATAAAATTCCATGTTTGGCAAGCGCTTCTTTCATCGCCAGTGCTTTTACAAAGTCCGTTGCGTATTCTTTGTCTTCTAATAATTCTGGCTCTTCGCCAATCATATCAACTACTTCTTCGATTGAATCTCTGAGTTGTTGTATGCCTTCGCGGTAACCGCTGCCTGCTAATCCATCAAAATCTTTTAGAAATTTGTCAATTAACAAATCCGGAATATCAAATTCCGAACCATAACATTCTACCATCATAGCGGACTTTCTAGTTATTATTTTGCCACCATTACCAGCCCTACATTGCCCATGGCGTAGCCTAGGAACATAATGCCGGTACCTATACCACCTTTTCTAAATTGATCCATTGCAACAATAAAATACACCACGCCCATCGCGGCGATTAGCCATGTACTCATGCAAAGTCCTCTTTCGCATCTTCTTTGACTTTTACCAGTTTGGGTGAGCCTTCTGGTCGTAATACCAAGTCGCCCAACCATGCGGTTACTTGGCCTTTAGGGCCGAGCTTTTCTAATGCAGCGATGGATTTGAGTTTGCGTGGCTCCCAGATTTGTTCTTCTGGCATACCTTTTTCTGTAAGAACTACAGCAGCTAACGCGTGATCGCTAATTTTACGATGCGTTACTGTGGTTGAAAGTTTGAAGCCGGGCGGAATAACATCTTGCTCGACTGCGCGAGTAAGCGCAAACTCTTCAACATCATTTACCCACGTTTTGAGGTCTTGGGCTTTGGTGAGGACTTGGCTGAACTCTTCTTCGGTGAGGAGGGCCGGGGTTTTGAACTCGAGTTGCGCGAGTTGGGTGTTGTGGTCGCTACGGGCGCGGCACTGCGCTTTGGCTTTGCAGAATTGACACCATTCGCCCGGGAGGAACTCGCCTGCGCCGCTCCACGCTTTCTTGGCTTTAGGTTTGACGTAGTAGTTTGCCCAGTCGAGGAGCTTGGCGATGGTCGTGCCATCGCTGCTAATAGAGTCAAGTCTTGGTTGGTGGATTGTTGTTTTAACTTCCTTGATCTCTGAAAATTTTTCTTTGAATTTGGCATAGGCCCCAAGAGCGTAGAGACGAAGCTGTGGGTTGTCGATTGCGGAAACGGCCACGCCTTTTCCGAACTTGAGATCGATGACGTGGATTGAATGTTTTGAAAGAATGATGACATCAGCCGTACCAAAGCCGTCAGCAACCCAGTCAGAAAAGTCGACACGCTGTTCAAAAAGAGGCGTGTCCCCCTCACCAATTTGAGAACGAACGTACAGTACATAATTGTCCACGTTAGCTTCAAAATCGTCACGTTCGTCCGCAGTGTATGACCGATAGATTTCGTTGTTTTTGATTGCTTCATATTCTGCTTCATACTCATCCTGTTTAATTTGACCATAATAGAACCTTAGACGCGTTTCGGCAAGCGAGTGGGCCAGTGTCCCTTCCGCAGAGAAATCGATGCCCTTAGAGCTTCTCTTGAGGTCTGGGAGGGTGGCTTCAAGGCGAGCCGATGGAGTGCACATTAACCAACGTTTTGAGCTAGAAGCGCTTAATAGGGCATGTGCTGTCATTCAAATCCTTATAATCTATATAGTCGTATACATATTAATGCAAAAACAGAGCTATTTTAGTCAGCTTTTTTGTTATATTTTTGTAAATATTTAAGGGCGGATTTTAAAACATCTATGGAATCTTTAAAATGCCCCAAACCTAAGTTGCAGTTTCGGCATAATAGCGCCCTAACTTTGCCTGTTTTATGGCAATGATCTATTGCGCTTAAATGTCCAAAACCGAGTTCTTCTTTACAAATCCCACATTTATTGTTTTGCTCAAGTTTCATTTCTTGATATTGAGCTTCTGTGATATTGTATTTCTTTTTTAATTTAGAATCTCGCCAACATTTTCTGGTACGGCTTTTATCCTCTTGCCTCCAAACATGTGATTTTAATTTGTCACAAGTTTTACAAGAATTTCTAATTCCAGATTTTCTGCTTCTATCTTTGTAATATTCAGATAGCGGCTTTTCGATGCCGCATTTGGTGCACTTCTTCATTGATACTCCTAACAGTTTATTGGTGGACTAGCCAGTAGTTAGGTACTGGCAAGGGAGCTACCCTGTTCGCCCATTGATGGTATTACTCTTTTAAAGACTTAATTAATTCTGCAATTTCTTTGTTGAAATCTACGGTAATTTCTTGCTTAACTTCTTGTTTTACTTCACGATTATCTTTATATGTTTCGCCGAATTGGCCTCGTACTGCAATTTCAACCATGCGAGTATTAAAGTTTTTGTTTTCTGCATTGGCAAGCATTAAACGCTCCCAATATGCTTGGCTATGAACTAATGCTAAATCAAGTGCTTCTGCAAATTCTGGATACTTTTTCTTGTACGCTTCTGCAGTAGATTTAGAAATTCCTAGTTCAGCCCACATCATTTTTTGAGAAGCACCTTCCCTGCCCATATCAATCATGATTTGGCACATTTCTGGTCGGTACTTAGTAGGTTGTGGGGGAGGTGACTTTTTAGCTACCACATTTCCACCTTTTGAGTGCTGCTGCTTTTCTTGTTGGTTTGCCGTTCTCGTCTTTCATTGGGCCTTTAACGCCAGACATGCGCGCGCAGAATGAATCTTTGCGCGATCCGCCTTCAGGCTGTGGTGCTTTCAAATGCGATCCGGTTGCTGCATTGTATTTGGCACGACCTTTGGCCGTTAGTCCAGCACCTTTAGATACTGGGAGCTTTTCGCCGCGACCAATTGCCAGAGACGGGGTTTTTTTCTTAGTTGCCATTACTTTTTCTTTTTAGTAACTTTACCGCCGGTTTTTATACCGCGTTTATAATTTTTGTAATCATCGCCGGGGCCGGGGCGATAAACTAAATCATTTTGTCTATTTAAATTTGATCTTGGAGCTATTGTGGGCATTTTTTCGGCGTTTAATTCAACTGCTTTACCATCAACATTCATTGTATTTGGTTTACTATAATCTCCACTGGGCATTTTTGCTGGATTTGAATTATACCAATCATTAACGCCGGTGTCTCCACCATTCGCCATTTTTTTAACCTTGCCACCTTTTTTGTAGTGGTTGCCTTCACAAGACATCTTGGTGTTTTGTTTAAAGTCTTTCATTTTTTCTTCGCAGTTTTGGCTGATTCAATAAATGCTTGCTTAGTAGGAGCGCCTTTAGTGCCAACCTTTCTCATTTTTTCGCCTGAGCCTTCTGCTATGCGTTCTCTCTTTTTTTGGATGTTGGCATATAAGCCGGGTTTGGTTGCCATTGTGGTGCCCTTTGATAGAATCGAACTAACAATTCAAGATTACAAATCTAGCGTTATACCATTTAACTAAAAGGGCGTTCAAAGAGTCTCCCGACTTATTCTACTTACCCTATTTATATTAATGCAAAATAGGGTAAGAATCCGCCCTAGTCTGGAATGATGATTGTTTTCTTTGGTTTAGAGGGTGGCGTCTTTTCCAAAGCGCTACGCAAATGGGGCATAACGTCATTGAGCATCATTTTGGCCATAGCTGCTGCCTTTTCCTGATGCTCAATTTCCTGCTCTGCCGTTGTGCGTTTAGCTTTACGCTCTACCTCTGCGATGATGTCATTGCTGACACCGGCGCGTTTAAGCAGTTGCTTGAGGTTCATTAGATGGAGTCTCCGTTGCTGCATTAGCGTTCAACGCATCAATCTGTGGCCCGCATTGTGACTGAATTGCGGCAATAATGTTTGCCAACAAAACAGTGGGGGTTTGGAATGGTTGGTTTAGCGCATTCAAAATGCCATTGATATCACCTACTGAAAACTTCAATGTCATAATCTTGTCTGCTAATGGATCTACTGGAGTTGCTTGGGTGTCGACCGTATCAGTCATTTTTACTTCCTTTCTTCTTTGGTTTAATTGTTACATCTGAATCGGGTACTGCATACTTATTCGTAAATGCGCCATTTTTAATCATCATCTCAAAACCATCCCATAGGCGCTGGATTTTTAAATCGTTGACATACTCGATGCCTTGTAAGCGGTTTGCTAATTCGTCTTCATCAAAGCCCTTTACTGGGCGGTCTAAATGCTGGCGAATCAATTCGGCAATCGCTTCATTGGTTTCCCATAGTTTGATGATGTCTTGCTCTAAATCAAAACGATCGTATTCGCTAAAAAATTTCACATGTACTCCGGCAATTTAATTTTAGAACACTGCGCTGCGGCCACAGTGACTTCGGGTTTAAATGGCAAAGACTCAAATTGTTGTTTAGTCATTAAGCATTCTTTTTCAGTGATTGGTTGTGAGCTTGTTAAAAAATCACATTTAACACCAATGCACATAATTGCAACAAATATAAATTCGTTCATTTCATTGCCTTCCTTGCTTTTTTAACTTCTGCTTTAAAGTTATACACATACCATTCTGCCACAATTTCTAAAGCTGGTATGAGTTTTTCCCGCACTTCTATATCATCTTCATGATACACTAATGGGTTTTTCTTGGCTGTTTTTAAATCTTCTGTCAGCCAAATATAAGTATTTACCAACGCAGCTCCGATGATTGATTCTACGCAATCATCATCAATTTCAATTTTCACTTGCCGCACTCCTGTTCGTGGTTAGTTCTTTTTTGGATTTCTCGTTCAATATACCAACGCGCTTTGCGCAAATCTTCCATGGCATCATTTTTTAAATCCGCGCGCCAAATATATTTGATGGCGTTGCCTAAATTAAAACCCATATGCTCAGTAATTTGAATGCAATCAATTCCTGATGGATGGCTAGTGTAGTGCTTAGGCTTGTTCACTGCGTCGTGCATGTTTTCTCCTTAGCTCGCTTTCCACTGCCAATATTTCTTCTTTGGTTTCGCAAACCCATAATGTTTGAATGTCATTATACATGCTCATATCGATATCTTCAACACCCGTAATTGTCTCAAATATTGGATAGCCCTTGTATATGCGCTCTACTATAAATGTGCTCACAACTTTAATTCCTTCTTGATAAACTCAACACCTTTACTAAAATGATAGCGCCAGTATTTTTCCGTTACGTTGATATCTTTGTAGTTTAATCCGTCTAAAAATGATTCTAAAATAAACTGTTCTTTTGGGCATAAACGACTGGCAATTAATCTGCGAATGTCTGCAACATCATCTGCATCCCAAGGCAACCAATCTTCCGCCATCCATGGATTACTTTCAGGAGGTGGATCGTCTTTCTCTAATGGGTCAACGTCTTCATCGGATAATCTGGGCGCCACAGCACTGATTTTGTATTTTGTTTTTGTTCTTATTTTCATACTTGCGTGTCAAAAATTGCTGCTGAATAAATGTTTCCCATACCGGCGGCTAAACTTAAAATTGTGTGCTGCCCTGTTGTCTCTAACGGATAAGATAAGTACTGATGATCGCGACGTGTCCGATTGGCAATCGCTGGTACTAGACCTTTTTTCATACTGTCTAGTAACAAACAAGTCTCTAGCAAACCCGACGCGCCCATGGTGTGGCCAATCGTCGGTTTAAACGCTGTGGCAACAAAATGATGATCAAACAAAGTCTTGAGTGCATTACGCTCAGACGCGTTGTTTGAATGCGTGCCAGTGCCATGTGTTTTTACTACATCAATATGGCGTGGACTTAGATTGGCGTGGCGTAACGCACCATGAGCTGCTTTAATAAACCCTTCGCCATCTTCACGCTGCCCAATTGCATTGGTAGCTTTTTCTGATGCGTTGTACGAGCTTACCAAACGAGCTGCTGGATTGCTTGCGTGGCTTTCGTTTTCAAATACTGCCAATACCGCGCCTTGGCCAATATGGAATCCATAATTAACACCATCAAAAGCAGACGGAAAAATGCCAGTATCGTCTTGCTCTTTGGTTAATACAGCTTTAGATTCGCCAAAGAATTTAAGTACGGTGTTGGTAACTTGGTCCTCAACTGATAATACTATAACGCGATCAAAGCGATACATCGCAAATAGCATTTGCACATCCATCATAACTTTTAAACTAGATGCACAAGCACTGGCATCAGTAATCACCATATCTTCAGCACCAAACATTCTGGCCAGTGTACCTGCGTAAACTTGCGTCAAAGTCAGGTGTGCAAATTTATAGGTATAGCTTAATTGCGTTTTAGGTACGTCTTTGTTGATACCCGCAAAATGGCTATTACCCGCTGCCAATATAAAAGCAGTGCGGCCGCCACGGTTTTTAATGCTTTCAACCAAAGCGGGTTCTAACAATTTACTGGCCACAATGTGCGGCGCATAAGCAAAGCCAGAAGACACTTTGGCATAACTTTCCGGAAACCAATGAACACGTTGCGGGTACTCTAAATCATCCAATAAATGAACATTCTCAGTACAAACTGTGCGGTAATCAGTTAGATATATCACGCAGCGCTTCCTCCACACTAGTGGGTTCTTTGGTCTTATGCTCAAACATAAACTCAAACATATCGCGCACCGTAACTGGCTGCATGGTTTTAGCAATCTCTTCTGGTACGCCATAGATGTCGCTAAGGTAAATGCCTACCATTAACAAATCGAGGCTATCCAAGCCTGTATCCGCTATTGGGGTGTCCAAATTAGTAATGTTTACCCCGTTAGAATTCAGCGGGGTAGCTAAGGCTACAACGCCTTTAAGCAGGTCTAATAGGTTTTGTTCGGTCATGCTTATATTAATGCAAAATTAGGGCATCTAAAAGGGCTTCTTGCAAATTTATTTTGCCCTCTAAAACCTTAATAACCTGCTCGTCGATGCTATTAGACAAAACTAAATGGTGTATAATAACCGGTTTTTCTTGCCCTTGGCGGTAAATACGTGCGTTGGCTTGGATGTAGTTTTCCGAAGACCATGGGAGGTCGAACCACACCGTTTGTGCAGTGTCACCAACGTTGCACTGTAGATTGA